ATTGGTGGTAGTCTTATTGAAAGAGGACCTAATCCAGTTAGTTACCCTGTTGGAACTCCAGTTTATAAGTATGAACTTGGTGGAATCAACTTAAAGAGAATTAATAAAACACACGGGTTATCAACTACAACTTCTTCTGATGTTGAGGGATCAATTACATTTGACTCTTACAATATTAAGTTGGATATGTCAGAGAAGTTCTATAGTGGTAATGATGATAGAAGTGTTGATACTGGAAATGGTAAACTTTATATCAATCAGACAAAATCTTCTGGTGGATTGAATATTAAGGCAACCCAAAATATGCCTTATGAGATAATTACACCTATCGTTCATAACTTAACTGTTGCTGGAACAACACTCAATGCTGAAATGAGATCCATTACAAGTAAGAGTTTGAGTGGTAATGAAATACCATTCATTGATAATGGGTTTGAAACTGTTGTTGTTAATGAAGCAAATTATCTTAACACTGCAAGAATGATTGCATCCAAGGTTAATGAGGATAAGAAGTTAAATCAAATTCCTGGTAATAAATCTCTTAATATGAGACTTCTATTAAACACAATGGATTCTCATGTATCACCAGTTATTGATGGTCAAAGAACATCAATCATCCTTACATCAAATAGGGTAAATGATGTTATTAAAGACTATGCGACTGATGATAGAGTTTCTACTCTTGGTGCTGATCCAACTGCTTGCCGATACATTTCTAAAGAAATTCAACTAGAAAATTCAGCAACTTCATTAAAACTTCTTTTAAGTGCTCATATTAATGAAGATTGTGATATTAGAGCATTCTATGCTATTAGTAATAATGAAGGATTTAAACCAGTGTTTGTACCATTCCCTGGATATAATAATCTAAATTCAAGGGGTCAGGTAATTTCACCTGAAAAGAGTGATGGTAGTTCTGATGGATTTATTAAGAAGTCAAATACTTTTGGATTTACTTCCAATGCTATTGAATTTAATGAATACACATTCACTGCAGACGAGTTACCTGCATTTAGATCATACAGAGTTAAATTTGTATTGACTTCTAAAAATCAGGTTTATGTTCCAAGAGTAAAAGAATTGAGAGTTATTGCACTTGCCTGATATGTATAAACTTGAAGGACATTCGGATCTTGCAAGAGATCCTAAAACAAACTCAATACTTAATGTTAATACAACTGACTATGAGCAATATATTGCTAGACGTTCAGTTAAAAATGAAGAAATTGAAAAATCACAAAATGTTGAACAAGAACTTGCAGATTTAAAAAGTGAAATGAATGAAATCAAATCCCTTCTCAAGGAGTTAGTAAATGGCAACTAAAACAGTAACATTTGATCCTGATTCAGGAGTTCCTTTTGGAGTGAATCTGACAGTTTATGGTGGTTCCAATTCTGTAACCAACTTAAATGTTGTTGATGTTAATAATAATGATTTTAATTTTTCTGCAGGTATTGGTACCACAGGAGTAACACAGGATTGGTCTGGTAGTGGTCAAATATCCAAGAGTGTTGGTACTGGAGCAAGTTCATATGCAAATGCAACATTTACTGTTGGGTTTACAAGTGCATATGATGGAAAAGTAAAATTATCTTTAGGTTCAACAGCAACTGCAGCACTAGATCAGGGTAGATATATGTTTGATGTTAATGTTGATTCTGGATCTACAGTATTCAAACTTGTTAATGGAAATGTATATGTCTATTCAGGCATATCTTCTGCACCATAAATATCTGTGGGGTAATATATCTTAAATGGCAAAACCAGCAAGTAAAACTGAATTAAAACAATATTGTTTGAGGCAATTAGGTGCTCCTGTATTGGAGATAAATGTTGCTGATGAACAGATTGATGACTTGATGGATGATGCTCTCCAGTATTTTCAGGAGAGACATTTTGATGGTGTTGAGAGGATGTATTTAAAGCATCAATTGACACAGGATGAAGTTGATAGAGGTCAAGCATCCAATGAAGCTGATAGTACAAATACAGTTGGTATTGTAACCACATCAGCAACGTCTACTAATATATCTGGTTATGGAACAACTGTTACTAATTGGTATGAAAATTCTAATTTTTTACAAGTTCCAGATTCTGTAATTGGAATTGAAAAGGTTTTTAAGTTTGATAGTAGCACAATATCAACTGGAATGTTTAGTATTAAATATCAATTGTTTTTGAATGATTTGTATCAATTCAGTTCTCTTGATCTTTTACAGTATGCAATGACAAAAACTTATCTAGAAGATATAGATCGTTTATTAACCACAGACAAACAGATAAGATTTAATCAAAGACAAGATAGATTATATTTGGATATTGATTGGAGTGCTGAAGATAAAGATAATTGGTTAGTTATTGAATGCTTTAGAATTGTAGATCCAAATTCATTTACTGGAATTTATAATGATTCATTCTTAAAGAGATATTTAACTGCTCTTATTAAAAGACAGTGGGGACAAAATTTAATTAAATTTACTGGAGTAAAATTACCTGGTGGAATTGAATTAAACGGAAGACAAATCTATGATGACGCTCAAGTTGAACTTGATAAGATTCAGGAAATGATGTCCAATACTTATGAACTTCCTCCATTTGATATGATAGGTTAATACTATGGTGCTTAACCCTTATTTTACCCAAGGAACTTCTTCAGAACAAAATCTTGTTCAAGATTTAATCAACGAACAGTTGAGAACATACGGTGTTGAAATATTTTATTTACCAAGAAAGTATGTAGATGAAAAAACTGTTATAAGGGAAGTTGTTCAATCCAAATTTGATCTTGCATTACCTTTAGAGGCATATGTAGATAATTATGATGAGTATTCTGGTGCTGGTAATTTATTAACCAAGTTTGGAATTCAATCTCAAGATGAAGTTAGATTAGTCATTTCAAGAGAAAGATTTGAAAATTATATCTCACCTTTAATAGAAGATCAGTCTAATATTAAACTTTCTACAAGACCCAAAACTGGAGACTTGGTATGGTTCCCACTTGATGATCGTCTTTATGAAATAAAAGATATTGAGTACGCAAAACCATATTATCAGTTACAAGATTTATATACATATGAACTTACTTGTGAACTATTCAGAATTGAGGATGAAGTCATTGCCACTGGTGTTGATGATATTGATGATAATTTAGTTGGTGATGATGTTGGTGACGGTCTAACTGAAGATGGTATCAGTACAATACAAGGAATAACACAGACTCTAACTCTAATAGGTACAGGGTCTACTGCAACTGCAATAACAGGTATTGTAACTTCTGGTGCTATTAGATATATCACCATAGGTGATAGAGGTGGTGGATATTTAACACCTCCAACTGTTGCCATATCTTCTGCACCTTCTGGAGGAACGACTGGTATTGCAACTGTTAGAATGATTGGTGGAATTAATGTATGTAACTTAAATGCAAACCCAAGTGCTCAATCAGTTCAGCATGTTGATTTATCTAATGCTGGTGCTGGATATACTGTAGCACCGAAAATTGCCTTTATTAGTGCTACTGGTACAGGTGCTACTGCTGTAAGTACTATTGGTGATGGAACTATTGGTATAGTTACTGTTTCATCAGGTGGTGGTGGATATACAACATCTCCAACAATCACCTTTACTAATGAAGTATTCAAATCAGGTGTTACTACAGTTTCTGCTGCTGCTACCGCAGTCGTAAGTTCTTCTGGAGAAATTACTGCTATTAATATAACTAACTCTGGTTTAGGATACAGCACTGCACCTACAATTAGTATTTCTGATCCTGGTGCAAGTGGAACTGGTGAATTTGCATTCAATGAGATAATAACTGGTGGTACAAGTGGAACCACTGCAAGAGTAAGAGTTTGGAACTCCAGCACAAATGTTCTAGAGGTTGCTTCTGTTGTTGGTACGTTTGTTACTGGTGAGACTTTAACTGGAGGAACATCAGGTGCTACTCATGTTATAAGACTTATTAGTACTGAACCAGACAATGACGAATATGCAGATAATTTAAATATTGAAAACGAAGCAGATTCAATATTAGACTTCACTGAACGGAATCCATTCGGTATTCCCTAAATAATAGTTAACCCCTATAAAATAAAATGTTTGAGTATTTTTACAACGAGATCTTTAGGAGAACAATCATCTCCTTCGGAACCTTGTTTAATAACATTTCTATTAAACAAGACGGTGGATCTGTGAAGGTTCCGTTAGCATATGGACCTACCCAAAAGTTCTTGGCACGAATTGAGCAATCACCAGATTTAAACAAACCATTTGCCATCACTTTACCAAGGATGTCATTTGAGTTTACGGGTTTAACTTATGATTCTTCAAGAAAAGTTACTACTACTCAACAATTTACTGTAAAGGATCCTGATTCAGAATCTGATACTAAAAAGGCATATATGCCTGTTCCATATAATATGCAATTTGAACTTGCTATTATGTGTAAATTGAATGATGATGCACTTCAAATTGTAGAACAAATATTACCATATTTTCAACCATCATATAACCTCACAGTTAATTTGGTTTCAGCATTAAACGAGAAGAGAGATATTCCAATAGTACTTGAAAACGTAACAATGCAGGATGACTATGAAGGAGATTACTCTGAAAGAAGAGTTCTTCTTTATACTTTAAGATTTACTGCAAAGACATACCTCTTTGGTCCTACTGCAGATGCTACCAAAGACATCATCAAGAAGTCTACTATCAATTACCTTACTGGTACAGATACAACAAATACCAGAAGAGAACTTACATACTCTGTCAAACCAAAAGCACTCAAAGATTATACAGACGATACTGTCACAGTATTGTCTGCAGATGTAACTGTTGATGCTAAAACAATAGATGTTGAGGATGCAAGTGGTATTGCAGCAAGGAAGTATATTGACATTGATGGTGAAAGAATATATGTAAGATCTAAATCTGGTAATACACTCAATATTACTAGAGGAAAAGATGGTGCAATTCCAATTGAACATGTACTAGGAGCAGCAGTCAAAGGTATTGACTTTACAGATACAACTACAAGTATTGGTACTATTGGTGTTGATAGTGCATTGGTTGCTGATGGAGATGACTTTGGATTTGATGGAACAATTACTGATACTACATCATGAAATCAACAGAAAATTTAGACGAAACTTTCAACATTGCACCTACTGAAGTATTAGATGCAGATGAGGTTAAACCAAATGTTGGAATACAAAAACCAGATAGACTTACTAAAAATGATATTGAAAAGGACTATGAGTATACTCGTGGTAATCTCTACAGTATCATAGAGAAGGGTCAGGAGGCGATTAATGGTATTCTTGAACTTGCACAGGATAGTGAGATGCCAAGAGCATATGAGGTTGCAGGACAGTTGATTAAGAGTGTTTCAGATGCTACTGATAAGTTGATGGACTTACAGAAGAAATTAAAAGATGTAGAAGAAGAGACACAACAGAAAGGACCATCTACTGTTAATAATGCCCTGTTTGTTGGGTCAACTGCAGAGTTACAAAAACTATTAAAGAACGGACTACCAAAAGATTCTAAATAATAGAAGGAGAGAAATCCTGAAGTACATACGTTACTAATACAATGTCGGATACGTTACCGTCGATAGATGATTTACTAGAAAGTAAATTGCCCTCAATCGATGAATTTATAAAAGAAGAAAAAGAAC